ACAAAAAAAGGCTGAAGGTAAAAAATTGGTTTCTTTTGATGACCACCAAAAAATCACTAAAATATTGGACAACTTTCGCAATCACGATTTGGCGCAACAATATTGCAAGGGTGAAATCGAGTTATCACACTATTTAAAACACGAAGGTTTGGACGTGCGCGTTCGTCCCGATTGTTTGAACCGCGTCGAAAACTTTATTTCAGACGTTAAAACGTGCCAAGACAACGCACCAATGGCGTTTCGTCGTGATGTTTATAAATACGGCTATCATTTACAAGCGGCTTTTTATATGGATATGTGCGGCGTTGATTCCTTTAAATTTATAGCGGTCGAAACAAATTATCCGTTTTCGGTTGAGGTGTACACATTAAGCGATGAAATGATTGAGCAAGGGCGTAAAGCGTGGAAACGTGCGTTTGCCGATTGGAAAATATATTGTGATACCGGAATTGTTTCGGGTTATATTTGGAATGATTTTCACGATGATGGTAGTTTAATATTATAAAATAAAACAATGAAATTAGAATATTTAGTAAAAAAAGTAAATAAACATTTTGAATGTGACATAACAACAAACACCCGCGAACGTGATATTGTTATGGCGCGGGGTGCATTCTTTTGGCTTGCAAAACACGTCAGCAAAAAATCAGTTAAAAAAATCGGTGCGGCCGTCGGACGTGATCATGCGTCGGTTGTTTATGGTTTGAGAAATTTTAACGATTGGTTGAGGTTTGACGAATTTTTTAAGTCAGAGTTTGAAAGTTTAAAAATTCAAATATTGTCAGATTTCAAAGCGGAAAAATTAACGCCGGAATCAATGTTGTATAAATATAATAATTTAGTTATTGAAAACGATATTTTAAGAAACGAAATAAAAAAATTAAAAAGGATATAAAATGCAAATAAAAATCAAAATCAAAGAGGTCAAAAAAGACCATTTCGAATTGTCATTTAAAACGTATAAACACGAATTAAGTGGAACGTTTGAAAAGGCAGAACTGCGAAACATTATTGAAACATTAGACAACGCAATAATATAATGGCGAACCCTTACGAAAAATATTTGGGCGGTGAAGATAAATTGCAACGGGCAATTATGAATTATTTAATAATGCAATATCCCGACGCGATATTTACGCACCCAATGAATGAGGGTAAACGAAGCAAGTTCGAACAATACAAAATGAAATATTTAGGCGCGAAGCCCGGAATCCCCGATTTATTAATATTCACACCAAACAACGTTTTTAGCGGTTTAGCGGTCGAATTAAAATATAAATATAACAAACCTACGGACAACCAAAAAAAGTGGCTTAAATGGCTCGAAAATTGCAATTGGGCCGTATATTGGACAAATGATTTCGACGATTGCGTGAATGTCATTGACAAATACTTTAAAAATGAATTAATCAACCAACCAAAAAAATGAAATATCACACAGTTTATTTTGACGCGGAAAATCAAAAAATCCGTTTCACACAATCATCGCCGGATAATTTAGCGGTCACTTATGAATATGTAGGCAAATCAACGCGTGTTGAATTCGACTTATTAATTGAATTACTATGGTACAAATACGAGGATGGCGAAATTCCTTTAGATCAGTTAAAAAAGATATTCGACGAACTGCGTTCCTTTTGTGACGACATAAAATATAATTTGATTTTGTGAAATAATTAATTATTTTTGCTTTATGCGTCGCGGCATTAAAAAATTTTCAATACCCTATTGATGAAGCGACCGCGACCGCCGATTTGATAGGGTTATTTTTTATATATGGAATACAATAAGATTTACAAACCGAAAAAATTTGAACGCTTTACAGTTGTTCCGAATGCTATATTTCGCCACAAAGGTATTTCAGCAACGGCAACGGGTTTATATTGTTGGCTTTTTTCGCACGATTCAAAAACAGAAATGACAGTTTCATTTATTTGCGGGCATTTTAAAGAGGGTAAAGACGCCATAAACAAAAGGATTAAAGAATTAATCGAAGCGGGTTTTTTGGTACGCGTTGAGGTTCGCAAAGGCGGGAAATTCGCAGGGTACAATTATCATTTAAACGACACCGCAAACGGAAAAACCGATGCCGACAAAACCGTCGCGGTTTTTACCGCTGCGGTAAATCCGCAACAAAGTAATACTAATAATAATATATATAGTAATATATATAATAAAGAAATACTAAATAAAGAAATACCTACAAAATCGAAAAAGCGCCAATATTCAGAAAAAACAACAAAGGCGTTTTCGCATTTTGCAGGATTATTTCCTTTAAAATATAGACCTAAAACAGAGGCACAAAAAAACAAATGGTTGGATTGTTTAGATAAAATTGAACGTTTAGATGGCTATAATTTACGCGAGGTTTACAATGTTTCAAAAGAATTAAGGAATGACGAATTTTGGCAAAACAATTTTTTATCAATTCTTAAATTAAGAAACACCGACAAAAACGGAATTAAATACATTGACCGTTTTATGGTTCAGCACAAGGCAAAACAAAAACCGGTTGGCTATCAAAAAATAAAAGGGTTAAAAGAATTTTTTGTGTATCGAAATCCGGCAAGCGGTCAAAAAGAAATAGGCGCCAAAACTAAAAATGGTGATATTCATGAATTCCAAATTCGTGGTTTGATGATGACAAACGAGTTCCAGGAATTAAAACAATACGTTTTGAATGTTAAATAGAAAATATAACATACCGAAACAATTAAAAAACGACGTGTGGACGTTTTTAAACGAAAATAACATTGGAAATCGTTTTGAAGGTAACGGCAATAAAGAACAACAATTTGTTGGATTAGTGGGCGAAATAATGGTCAAACGTTTATTTGGTTTTGATCACGAATTTAAAAAAGGGTTTGACGGTGGTTTTGATTTTCAGTACAAAGGATTTAAAATTGACGTCAAAACAATGGGCCGAAACGTTGACGTAAAGGATTATTTTGTAAATAATTTCGTGGCGCATCAAAAACAATTCGATTGCGATATTTATATTTTTTGTTCACTAAACAAACAATCTAATGAATTAACCATTTGCGGGTTTTTAAGCAAAAAAGAATTATTAAAATTAGCGGTTTTATATAAAAAAGGCGTTAAGCGTACACGTTCAAACGGTACAAGCTTTAAAATGAAAACAGATACTTACGAGATAAAAAATAATCAACTAAAAAATATTGAAAAATTATTTTACTATATACCTAAATATTAAAATAAATTTTTAATTTAGCCAATAGAAAACAAAAACATAATGAAAACATTTCACGATTTCGGAATTGACGTTGGCAATAAGTCAACCGGAAAAATCAAAACACAATGTCCACAATGCAGCCAAACGCGTAAAAACAAACGCGACAAATGTTTGTCCGTTGATATTGACAAAGGTTTATTTAATTGTCACAATTGCGGTTGGGCGGGGACAACAAAATTTGAAAAGAAAAAAGAATATATTCGTCCGCAAAAAATAAAAGTTAATTTAACGGACCGCGTTATTAAATGGTTTGCAAATAGAGGCATAACAGAACCAACCCTTCAACATTGGAAAATCGGCGAATCATTAGAATATTTTCCACAAGTAAACGCCAAACGCCGCGCAATAAATTTTAATTATTACCGCGAAAACAATTTGGTAAATGTCAAATATCGTGACGGCCAAAAGAATTTTAAAATGGTTTCCGGCGCTGAATTAATATTTTACGGTTTAGACAATATTAAAACAATGGAAAAAATTTATATTGTTGAGGGTGAAATCGACGCGTTGTCACTTCATGAAGCGGGCATCTATTCAGTTTGCAGCGTTCCAAATGGCGCATCAAAAGGGAATCAACGTTTGGAATATTTAGACAATTGTTTTGAATACTTCAAAGACAAAACGGAAATAATACTTTGCACCGACAACGACAATCCGGGAATCGAACTTCGCAATGAATTGTCACGACGCTTTGGTGCATACCGTTGTAAATACGTTGATTTTGGCGACTTTAAGGACGCTAATGAGATTTTAACAACAAAAGGTGCCGAAGCGCTGCGAAACGTCATAAAAACGGCTAAAAACTTTCCGTTGGAAGGTGTGTTGAATATCGAAAACATTTGGGATAATGTTTTAAACTATAACGAAAACGGCGTCAAAAACTATTCAATAGGTTTACCAAATGCCGACACATATTTTAAAATGGAGTTGGGCCAATGGTCAGTTGTGACAGGAATACCTAATTCGGGTAAATCCGACGTAATGGACCAAATTTGTTGCAATTTAGCGACGCGTTACGATATGCGTTGCGCTATGTTTGCGCCGGAATCATTTCC